ATCGTTACAGATCCACAGAAGGGTCTTGTAGGTTATGAACATAATTCTTCAGGTTCTGTAGTGATGTATACTCCTGAAAGAATCATACATGGGAAGAATGCAGGATATCAAAAGGGGCCTCAAGCCTTATATGGTACAGGAGCAATACAACCATTAGCAAGAGAACTAGATGCTGATCTCAACTCTCAAAAACTCGTATCAGAAGCAACTTCAAAAGGTAGACCTGATGTTCTTCTGTCACCTAAGGAAGATGGCGATATTTGGAATAAAGAAGTGAGAAGACAGATCCTTGATCAATATAAAGGAATGCAGAAGTCAGGCGGTGCTATGGTTATGTCAGGTCAAGTACAAATAGATATGCTTCAGTTATCTCCCCGAGATATGGAATTTCAAGCATCTAGAACCTTTGCACGAGAATCTATCTCTGCTGTTTTGGGTGTACCTCCTTCTGTTCTAGGATTACCAACTGCTAACTATGCTCTAGGTCGACAACAAGCGGTTGAATACTGGAGTAATCAGATTAAGAGAGGTAAGAGGATCGGTTTGTTATTCACTCGTATTGCTAGACTTTGGGAGGATGATCTACACTTTGAGCATGATTATACAGAAGTTGAAGCACTGCAATCTGTAAGGAATGATAAATTAATGCGAGTTGAAAAACATATCTTTTTCGGTATTGCTCCTGAAGTTGCATATGCCGCAGAAGGTCTAGAGTTTCCTAGAAAACAAGAGCCTCAAGGTATAGGAGAAGAAGAGGATGAGAATGTTAGATATCTTCTCGATGTAATCAAGGACATACCATCTTATGATCAAAAAGGATTTGATTCTGAATATCTTCAATCTATGGAAGTGGTCAATGTTCCTAACAATCCACAAGTACAGGAAGAGGATGAGATATTAAAAAACATTCTCGGAACTCCTGCAAACTGGAGAGATTACAAACAAGCTCATTTGTTTTTTAATGCAAATCAGGATCAAATGAAAGAAGGATATTACATCAGAATAGGAAGAAGATTAGACACTGATGATATTCTGAATGCTACACCTGAAAAGGGTAAGATAGTTGTATTTAAAGACCTTCTCGATCTTGCTGTTGATCATTTAAACGGTCGATATGGTAGACCTCCAATCACAGAGGATGAAAGACGATCTGCATATCAAGTTATCAAACAATACTTTGATATCTTAAAGATGGAGGCTCCTGTTCTTTTGGATTCATATCTATCTTTTGACAGTAAAAAAAAAGACTCTGATGAAGAACTCACCAACTTCCCAAAGAGAGGAGATAACAAAAAGATCAGCCTCAGAAACTCAAATCACAGGACTTTTGACCCTGATTATGCTGAAAAACTTAAACTGAATTATCCTAGTATATGGAGAGCGGGCGGTAACATAAGAGGAAATGAACAGTATAAAAAACTCTATCCAATAGCAAAGAGAGGAGGAACACCAAAGAATCTAACAGAAGAGCGGGGCATGGATTGCTCGACATCTTAAAGACGGTTCTCAGTTCTCAGATTCTTCTCATCCTGTCAACCTGTCAACGATTGCCGGAATCGTAGCACAGATTAAATGGTTATCCATCGGGTCTATAGGTCAAAGCAAAATGAAGAAGGTTATCAATCAGATGAAGAAGAAGATTGATGATTCAAAGAAGGAAGAGCGAGCAAAGAAAAGATATTGGAATAGATGGGTGAAAAACTCACAAGGAAAAGCAGAAAAGGAACTACTGAGAAGATTTAAGAGTTATTTAACAGCATCAAAGAAAAGATACGCAAAGAGAATAGAGGATATTGATAAACAAGAGAAGTCTTTGATTGTTGATAGAGAAACCTTTTTAGCAATACAGGAAGAGAGGCAGGAACTTGATCGGGCTGTAGGTGATACATGGCTTAAATGGTGGATGCTTACAGGTAATCAACAACTAGACGATCTATATAGCAGAGCAGGAAAAGAAAGACCTTTGGATCTTGTTTTTGGGAATCGTGATTATGCTAGACAGTTATGGAATTCATCTGTAGAAGATATTACATCAAGTACAGGAAGATCGATCATGTCTGTAGTTGAAAGAGGTCTGGAGAATGGATTATCAACAAGGGCAATAGCACAGAATCTTATAGACACAGATCAAAGCGGTATCTTCAACTTAGGAAGAGCAAACAGAATTGCTAGAACAGAATCAACTAGAGTAGTAAATCAAGCGACTACAGAATCTTATAGAACACTACAAGCAAACGGTATTCAAGTAAAGAAACAATGGTTGACAGCACGAGATGAAAAAGTGAGAGATTCACATGTTACTCTTGATGGTCAAACTGTTGCAGCAAATGAAAACTTTCAACTCCCTTCTCAATATGGAGGCTTTGAGGCTTCTTCTCCTGCCTCTTTTCCTGTTGCAGGTGAGAACATAAACTGTAGATGTACAGTGATCCCTGTACTCGATGAATAAAAAAAATCGAATCCTTTTACAGATCCGATCTTATATGTAAAGAAAAAACCCTTTTCTTTTCCTGAGTTTCTTCTGAAGGCCTTCAAAGTATTTTCTAGATATTATCCTTCTCTCTTCTTTGTTGTATAATACATATAAAGAGCATCCACTGATCCAAACATCGGAAATCTCAAAAGAATGTTCTATCTTGTGAAATATATCTAACAGATCTTTTTTCTGATCTTGATATTTCTTTAAATCCTTCTCTGCTTTCTGTTTGCTAGTTTGATCTATTGTTTCTGTAGTCTCTAAATAGACAGATACTCCCTTGTAAGAGAGTATCAATTGTTTGCTGTGTCGATTAATAAAAATCATCTTTTACATTCTCGATTATATAAAATCCATCCTTGATCTCTAAATTCTAACATAGTCTTAATTTCAAGATATTTAAGTGTTAGAATATCGTCTGAATCAAATTGTATATATATTTCATGAATAAAATTATCTTCTCCTATCCTTGCAAAGTCTTTTTGGAGTTCTTTATTGGCATGTCTATTATATCGAAGGTCTGTAAAATGCTGTGTCCTTCTTTGCTCAATCATGATTGATTGGCCTATATAGATTTTTCTCTCATTTGTATTTTTAATCAAATAGATTCCTGTACTCATATTTTCAAGACGTTTTTTTGCTACAAGTTTGCTTTTGTGTGATCTGCTTTTTCTAATTTCTTTTTTACAATCTTTGCAATAACAACATAATCCATCTTTTCGTCTTGTTTCAATCGAAAAACATGAAGACTCTTTTATTGATTTGCATCTAGAACAACGTTTCATCTTTCTCCCAGTTCTTCAAGTGCTGTATATCCGCAACCTGTATACAATCTTAATGCTCTCGCTATTGCTCTTGTTTCTGCCATTCTTATCAAATGAGGGGCGATCATTTTACCAACGTTTCTAGGTGAAGCATCACCAAAAGCATTGTAGGTTCCTCTCTCTCCTGCTACTGTTGCTTTGAAGATACATAGGCCTGTAGCAACAGTTATAACAGTTCTATTCAACTTCTCCTCTTCTACTGTATCTTTATCTAGTGAAATCATTTCTGTAGCTATAGATTGAAGGCCTTGATCATGTGCTATTGCAAGTAGTCCTTTGAAGGTTATAAACTCCTTGCCTTGTAGTTTTATTATGTGTTTTTGATATGGGTTATTCATTGTTTGCTCCTATTGGTTATTGATTTAATTGATATTGAAAGTTTTCAAACCATTCTGAAAAATGAATCATAGAGTTAGTGTTATGTGAACCACAGTCTCTATATTCTTCTAGTTCTTTGATCCAGTATTCAGGAGGATTTATTTCTATGTTTTTCGTGTGCTTTTTTAGTTCTCGAAAAAGTTGTTTTAGTTCTGATTTTGTTTGAGCAAAAAAACATTTCTGTTCATCATTCAAATAAAATACAATACAAAATTTTGATCCATATTTTCCTATCTCTGTTTTTCCACACATAAATTCTTTTACTATAGTTTTCATTGTTTGCTCCTTTGGTAAGTGGGAGGGTAACACCTCCCTTGTTAGTTATTGGTTTGGTGAAAGTATTAATCGGGCTTTATCTACTTGTTGTTGTCGTTCGTAAAGATCACAGAATTTCTGTGCCTCTTCTCTATCTGTTATCAAAGGAAGTCTAAAAGTTTCTAGTTCTCCATTCGTATAATAAAGAGCAATTACATAACATCCTCTTTGTATTTCTTCTTTTGCTTCTTTTGCTTCCTCTGCTTCCTCTTCTTCTTCCTCTTCTTCAAGATCAATGATCTCGATACTTTCCAATACTTGCATGTCGTTACAAGGAATAAGATTTTTTACTAATTCCTCAACTTCTTCTCTAGAATCTATACAAACGCAATCAAAGTAAAATACTCCATCATCATCATAATCTTTTGTAATGGTTACTTTTATTTTGTATTTGTTCTTTGGTTCTTCTGTCGATTTCAAAGAACGTCTAATTGCAGATTGTACTTCTTTTCTAGTCTTGAACATTCCCATTTTATTATAGATAGTATTTCTTCTTCCATCTTCAGACCATACATAGAGACTATAAGAAAACTCTGTATGAATTTCTTTTGTTGTAGTGTTATAATGTTCTTCATTACGCATACTGAATGTATAATAATCTACCTCGTATCTTGCTTTGTTTCTCCAACAAGAAGAATACCCCATCTTGTGATGGATTGTAAGATCTGCAACATTCTCATTTTTATCGTTAAAAAAGATTTGTCCTTTGTATCCGTTTTCTTTTCCCCAACTTGTTTGAGTAATTTTTCCTTTGGTTATTTTCATTGTTTTTTCCTTTGGTTAGTTAGTAAGTTTTCCTTACATGATTTATTATAACATATGTTCAGAAAAAGTAAACATAAATAACAATATATTGTAATAATATTTTCAAATTGTTGTACATGGTGATCGCCTTTGGTATATTTGCAATGAGGATCTATGCATAAATACACCTATATAATGAAGAGATCAGAACCTACTTCTAGTACAAAGGAGAAGGTTTCTTTTGTTGCGTCTTCTTCTACTCCTGATCGTTATGGTGATATCATCGACCAAAAGGGATGGATTTTAGAGAACTATAAAAAAAATCCTGTTGTGTTGCTTAATCACGATTCCAATCAATTACCTATAGGAAAGGGCAATGTTTACATCCGAAATGATAAACTTACTATTGATGTTCAATTCGATTCAGAAGACGAAAGAGCTGCAGAAGTTGAAAGAAAAGCAAAAAAAGGATTTATGAATGCTGTCTCTGTTGGTTTTCGACCACTTGAAAGCAAGTCAAGATCCGAACTTCCTTCAGATAATAAATACTATGGTCAAAGAGGAATGTATTATAGCAAAGCAGAACTGCTAGAGGTTTCAATAGTAACAATTCCCGCAAATGGAGAGGCTACAATGTTAGAGCAAAAGTTTTATAACGCAATGAAAGAAGAGATTCTCAAAGAGGTCAAAGAAGTTATCCAGGATAGTCTTATTGTAAATAAACACATCTTAAATGTTAGAGAAGAAGATGATCGCTATATCGTTGAGTTTGCAAAGCCTGAAATGGAGATGGAAGAGGATGCAATGAAAGAAGAAGAAGAAGAGCGGGCTATCGATAAGGAAGAGGAAGAAGAGAAGTATCATGATGAAGATTCAGAAGATAAAGAACTGGATGAAGAGGATGATACAGAAGAGAAAAGTTTTAATGATTTAATTGAGGCATTTGCCTATATACTCACGTCAAAATAGGAGAAACCTATGAATACCAAAATCGAAGAGGCGAAACGTCTAATTGCAGGCATTGTCTCACACCAAAAAAACACAGACGATCGTTTGCGAAACTTTGAGGATCAAGTAAAAGACTTGAAACATGCCCAAAAGTTACTTGCAGAAGGTCAAACAAAAACCTATGAACCAGAAGTCCATAACAATGACTTTGCACTCAAGCAATACAAGAATGAAGATGGATCTGTACAATGGAATACAGCAAACGTTTCTAAGAATATTGCAGGTCAAGGAAGAGTAAATATTGAGCAAAAGGGTCTTCTTGATGCTGAGGTTTATTCTAACCAATGGCATGCTGATCTTTGTAAAATGAATCAAGATCGTTCTTTGGCTCGTATGATGATGAAAGATCCTTATACACCAAAAGCAGATATGAAGTTATACTCACATCTTCAAAAGGCTCCTTCTTTTATGAAGAATGCAGTAAACAAGATCTTTTCTGATAATGCTGGGGTTGGTGGTGAATGGATTCCTGATGAATTCAGAACAGAACTTTATCAAACCTTTCAAGTTCCTCGTGGCTTGCGTGCTTTGTTGCCGTCTGTACAAATGGAAAGAGAAACTCTTTTGATTCCAAAACTCTCAAGAGGTGGACGTCCTTACATTAAAGGTGTCGCCACAGACGACCTTGCCAAGTACCAAGCAAGTACCATAGAAACCGCTCAAAAAACCGTCAGAGCCAAGGGTCTTGCTACTCTTATGAATATTGATGATGCAGCCGGTGAAGATTCTGCATTTGCTATTATCCCTGCTCTATCTCGTCAAATCGCTCAAGATCTAGAAGATGCTTTCGAAGATTGTATGATTAACGGTGATACAGCCGCAACTCATCAAGATGATATTGCTAACTGGAATATTAGAGAACGATGGGGAGCCTCCGGACTTGGTGGATCTTCTGATCATC